TGGTTAATATAGGTCTATTGTACATGGTTTTGTATCGTTTGTCAACCCTTTTTGTGAAAAAAGTTTAATTATTTTCAACAAAGTCATTAGCCATAGGAAAAATAGTTGAAATCACAGAGGCTACTTCTTTTGCGATATCCATGTGCTCAAGTTGAGTACCGTTACCAGAACGGAGCTCAATAAAATAAATCCAACTACGAAGGGTACCATTAACATACATACGAGAAATGGTGTTACCTTCTGGAAGTACTGCTCTTGCTTGTTCTTTTGCGATGCCATTGTCTATTGCCCAGTTGTAAAGTTCTTGTGTCTGTCTAATATGAGTCAATTGTTTCATACGCCAATCTTCGTTGATTCGTCTTTGCGACTCATCGAGTTGGTCTATCTCAATAGAATTCTGTCTGTTCTTAAGGTCTTGTAAACGAGCATCTCGTACTTCAAATGCTAAATCAGTAGTAGGGTCTGCATAACGTTGACTAAACTCTTGGAATGAGAAAGAACGATGTCGTAGGATTTGACGAGCAATATCACGAGTCGTTTCAATTTCAATACAAGCTGATACCATTTCTAAAGGTGACCAATGCTTGTGTTTAATAAGGTACTTAACGAGCTTTTCATTTGTTTCCTTATTAGATTGATTAGATGGATTACTCACCCTAGCACAATAGGCTATTAAATCAAGAGCTGAATCATTAGCTGCATGAGGAGCCTGTGAGTGAGAGATTAGTTTTACTTTCATATTGTTTCCTTATTTGGATTTAGTTTGGAATATATCTGCAAAATGGTCAAACACACCAGGGTTATCCTTAATTACTTTTTCGAAGTTTCGCTTCATTGTTTCAAGGCCCTTTTTATTTCCTTCATCTCTCATTTTGGCTACTCTTGCTTTAATCTTATCGTAGTCAAACTTGTCAGCTGGATATATAGTGGGTTTCCATACTACAGTAGAATCCTTTGGGATTCCATAGTATCTTCCGTCGTCTTTATAGTTATATTGTACTGTCATAATGTTTCCTGTTTAAAGTTGATATGTCATTCTAACATAGATTTTAGTATTTGTCAACCCTTTTCTGCAAATCATTTAGAACACTTGGTTATATGTATATTCCAAAAAGATATAAAAAAAATGCAAAAACATGTTGACAATTCCCTCTTGTTATGTTAGAATAGTACTATTAAATCAAACAAGAAGGAAAATTGAGATGAAAGCAGAAATTATAAAGATTGACATGAATACCTTTACCGGTACAATTCCATTTGGCTTTGACCTTGTGGAATACGCTCACGGGTTTGACCCAGTGAACGACGGATGTGTATTATATGGATTTGACGAGGTTGGAGCGTTTTTCTCTAACCCACTACATTGTTTCTTAAAAATCTCTTAAAATGAATGTACCTTTTATAACGCGTTACGTACATGCACACGAGGCAAGACAATTATTTGAAACAATTTCAACTTTTTTTATAAAAAGGGTTGACAAATCAGAAAGAACGTGTTACAATAGTCTCATATTAAATTAATGGAAAAGGTGAAAAACATGAAAAAACTCGTTATACAAACTCAATACAAAGAGAACTATGCAGCATGGGACTGGGATGGCCAGGGTGAATGCCCACAGGGCTGGAAGTTCAAAGGTGGCACGACTTACGTTATGCCGAATTGTGCTGAGGATATCGACGTTGATAGCGTGGTTGAAGCCATTTCATCTCACATCACTGTGAGTAACGACCACACCGCTGAATATATAATTTCAGCAGATGTTGTTGACTACAACAAGAAAGTCTGCGAAGACTGGGAAACTACTACAGAGTTTACGCTCTTCAGTGGTAAGCCTGGACAAGTTACTTTCATGAAAGTGACTGACAATCGTGACATGGGTTACATGAAGTCTGAGATTCTCGAGAAAATCGAAACTTGGACTGCTGAAGTCGGTGGCGATTATTGCGAACGTGAGAATTACTCTGCTGAGTTTCTCATGGAAGACGGAGATTTCTGCAGAGGAAATGCAGAGTTAACTGAGTGGTTTGATGCTCAAAAAGAGGTTGCTTAATGGCAAAACAAAAACAAGAAGAATTTAGAATACTGACAGCCCGTCAGCATGTTCGAGAGCGTATCGGCATGTACATGGGCTCAAGCTCTAAAGAATCTATTGAAAGATTTGTATTAGGCGAATGGAAAGCTGTAGAATACGTTCCTGCTCTCACTAAGATGATTGATGAGATTTTGGATAATGCTATTGATGAAGCCATTCGTACTAATTTTAAAAAGGCTAATAAAATTAATGTTACTGTTAATGAAGCAACAAATACAATTACAGTAAATGATAATGGCCGTGGTATTCCTCACGACAAAATACATGACGAAGCATCTAATAAAAAGATACAAAGACCAGTTGCAGCATGGACAAGAGTCAATGCAGGAACATCATTTGACGATGAACGAGTCACTATTGGAACAAACGGTGTTGGTTCAGCAGCAACCAACTTCTTATCTACATCTTTCCAAGGTAAAACTTGGTCAGGTGGAAACTTACTTGAAGTAACTTGTACAGACGGGGGTAACACAGTAAATGTTAAAGAAAAGAAAAGAGCAGGGAGCGGAACGGAAGTTTCTTTCACGCCAGACTTCAGCTTATTTGAGACAAACTCACTATCAACTTTGGGTACGCTGGACTTGCTTGAAGATAGACTTATATCTTTATCGATGTCGTTTCCGGAAATTCGTTTCTCGCTTAACAACAAAAGAATAGCGATCAATGATTTAAAGAAATATGCATTACAATATAGTGAAGATACAGTTATTGACAAGAGCGATAATCTATCATTCTTCTTTGCACCATCTGAAGATGGATTCAGAACTACCTCTTATATAAACGGTGTTAATACAAGACAAGGTGGAATCTATGTAGAGCATCTTGTTAACAATACTGTTGATGAACTGATTACGCTTATTAAACGTAAACATAAAATTGAAGTTGCATAGACAACTATTAAAGGTGGACTTACATTTGTAATGTTCGCAAGAAACTTTGTGAATCCAAAATTTGACTCACAAACAAAAGAGAGATTAACTAACTCTCTCGCAGAGGTAAGAGCTCACTTAGAAACATGTGATATTAAGGATTATAATTTCCTTGCTCGTAAGATACTCAATACACCAGTTATTATTGACCCAATCATTGAAGCTCAACTTGCTAAGAAGTTAGCTGCAGACAAACGTGCTGCAACAATGGCTCAAAAGAAATTACGTAAAGTCAAAGTTGCAAAACATATTGCTGCTAACAAAGATGATGCTACTCTTAAAATTGTAGAGGGTGATTCAGCTATGGGATTCTTATTAAAAGTTCGTGACCCAAACAAGGTTGGAGCATTTCCATTGCGTGGTGTTATTATGAACACTTGGGATATGAAACCTGCAGATGTTCTGAAAAACAAAGAACTATCTGAATTGGTAGCTGTACTAGGACTTGACATTAACGACGAAGACAGTGTTGACAATATGACATATAAACATATTGCTACCTTAACAGATGCCGACCACGATGGTATTGGTCACATCAGTCCATTGTTAATTGCATTCTTTTATAAGTTCTGGCCACGACTACTTCTTGAGCACAGAGTTAAAATTACTCGTACTCCAATTATGATATCCACATTTAAGGATAAAGTTAATTGGTTCTATACTTACGAAGAAGCATCTGAGTTCAAGCAAAAGAATTCAAATTGGAAACATCGTTACATTAAAGGACTCGGATCGTTGACAGAAGAGGAATATGATGTTATAATTAACCAACCACGGTACGATACTGTTTCAGTAGACGATGCCGGTCTTTTCCAAATGATGTTTGGTAAGGATAGTAATTTACGAAAGGAGTTTATGTTCGCATGAGTGATTTGACAAACTATATTAATGACGACAATCAATACTACCCATTGTCAAATGTTGCCGCAAGAGAGTGGAAATCATTTGCAATGTACACCGTTGAAAATCGTGCGATACCAAATATGATTGACGGACTAAAACCCGTGCAAAGGTTTTACCTATACTCCAGTATTCAAAACACAAAAAGAGATTTCAAAAAAGTTTCCGCCGTATCTGGTATCATATCAGATTATGGCTACAATCATGGCGAGGGGAGCGCAGCCGGTTCTGGTCAGCTCATGGCCGCGACTTGGAATAACAACATTTGTTTAGTTGAAGGCCGAGGGTCCTTTGGTACAAGACTAATCCAAGACGCCGGTGCCCCTCGTTATGTCTATACTCGACTACATGACAACTTTACTAAGTATGTTAAAGATGTAGATTTGAGTCCAGTACATGAAGACCCAGAGCATGAGCCACCTGCACATTACTTACCAGTGATTCCATTAGTATTAGCAAATGGCACTAAAGGTATTGCAACAGGATTCGCTACAAATATTCTACCACACTGCCCAGATAGTTTGGCTGCAGCTTGTGAAGAATACTTACGAACAAAGAAAATTGCTACAGATACTATTAAGGTAAAATTCCCAGAGTTCAGTGGTACAGTTAAACAAGACCCACTCGAGCCTAAGCGATATACCGTAACTGGGGTTTATGAGAAGACATCTAAGACACAACTTACAATCACTGAAGTACCTTATGGACTAGACAGGGAAGGGTATGTAAAGGTATTAGATAAACTTGAAGATGACGGAGATATAGTATCTTACGAAGACCTTTGTGATAAGAGTGGCTTCAAGTTTACAGTTAAACTCAAACTTGCATCATCAGCAAAATGGAATGATGCTAAAGTTATTAACAAATTTAAATTATCAAAAGTACTTAGCCAAAACTGTACTGTGATTGACCAAGATGGTAAGTTACGAGAGTACGATGATGTGAGTATTCTTGTTAAAGACTTTTGTGATTACCGTTTCGGTGTATTGCAGAAGCGTATTGACAAGAACCTTGCAACATTTGAAGCAGCAAAAATATGGCTACAAATTAAAATGGAATTTATCCAACTTGTACTTGATGATAAAATCACATTTAAAAATAAGAACAAAAAGCAAATAGGCGATGATATTATATCACACATACCAGAAGCAAGTGTCTTGCTCGACCGACTATTAGCAATACCATTTTCTAACTTAACATCAGAAGAGATTCTGAGTTTAGAAAAACAAATCAAGCAAGCTGAGAAGGACTTAGACTTTTGGAATAAGGCGACACCTAAAAAGCAATTCTTGAGTGACTTAAAACTTATATAATGGAGAAAAATTATGGCTTATCCTAAAGCATTTATGCAAACACTTGGGTACTACCAATATGCCTACTATCCTAACGGAAAATTTGACAACACTGTAAACCCACAATACGATGGTAAAGGTGTTAAAACGAGATGCCTAGACCATCTTAAAGATAAACCTGTAGATATCGACAATCTAATTATTATCGGCAGAAACTTAGAAAAGTTTACTGAAGGTCGAGATGCTATTGAAGCTGTTCAAGCTGCAACTGAATCTATGCGAATCAATGTACTCGAACCAAAGCTTAATAAAATCAAAGGAATGTATGATGAACTATGGGTCAAAACTCCTATCAGTGTTCTTCGTGATGAGTGGTTAAAAACTCAAATTAATCCAGTTGCAGAATCACATAAATTTTGGAATGCTCATCCAGAGCTCGAAAGCGTTACTCAAGCAACTACAACAAACTCCTCTGGTTCTGTTTACCAAACACAAAGAATTAAAGGTACAGAATACAAGCTCTATGTTAACTATACTATTGACGGACCTGAAGTTGTTCTCAAAGTTAACTTTAGTAGGAAAGGAGTTGATGGCATGACAATGGACGAACTATTTGAAAAGTGGTCTACTCAATATGCAGAACTTGAAACAACTCCAGCAGGAGCTGATGGTGAATGGATTATTGCTGAAATAGGAAGCATTGAAGATACCATCGAATTTTTTGTTGAAGCAGCTTCTTATGAATGATTTAAAATTTACAACAGCAGGTGATTATATGAACCAAGAAAAAGACAAATGCGGCATGTGTGGCATTGAAACAGAATACACTAAAGATACTCATATTGATATGCGATATGGGTATGTAGAGGGAGCCGGACAATTCTGCAGAGTATGTTATACAGCAGGTATTGATACAGACAAAACCTTCGTGCATGAATATGAATAAAGTTTGGAAAATTTGGCAATACAGCCTTGGCGGATATTCAGACGATAAGACTGAGCCCTATGATAAGTATATCACAATTGTAAGAAGTGTTGTAGTGGGTGTTAACTTTATTACTTGCTTCTTTATTATGGCAAACGCTATTCACCACTGGTAATTCTACCAATTCTTAATATACAACATAAACGAGAGTGGTAAAACTGCTCTCCAGTTTTCTGCAAACATCTGTTCTATTTCATTGTTCTGAACATAAACACGACCCATATCTAAAAATGGTTTAACAACAGTATCTCTCCAGTTTTCAAAGCGTTGATCGCTTCCATAAAAAGCACTATGATGTACTCTTACGGCTATAAATCTAACTGAAGTACCAAGATAATCTAAATTATCTTCATGTAGTATATTAAACTCTGCACCATTCGCTGATACTTTTAAATAGTCAATATGCTCTATGTCATAATAGTCAACTAATTCTCTAAGTGACATGAGCTTTGTATCTTCTGGTATTTCACCATAGCCTAAAGTAAGGTCAACTTCAGTTCTTCCCATTGCTGCATGAATAGGTATTACTTTTGGTAGTTCATCTTGTTGTATACCGATAATATCTTCAGCACAATTTTTAATAGCACTTTTGAGTAAATTACGATTAGGCTCAATCATAAAAACTTTTTTGGCACCAGCATCTAAAGCTTTAGCTGAAAACATTCCAATATTAGCACCAATATCGACGCATATATCTTCTGGTAAAATCTCATACCACCAGTCGTAATCTTTTTTGTCGAAAAAGGATTTACTAAGAGAAGCAATATGGTTGATGGATAAGTCGGCTGTGTCTAGCTCGAAGGTAAGGTTATTTGGTTTTGAAAACATTATATAGTTCGCCTCGTATAAATAGTATAATAAACAAATTGTTGGAATTTATTGTATGATTAATAACTATTTATCGAGCGCGGGATTTAAAATAATCTTCAAAAGATTGCCGCATGTAGAATTTTTTTCAAATAAAATATTGCTACCATCGGTAACAACAAACGCAGTTAAGAGCGATACTCCACTTCGTGCCTACTATTCTGTAGGTGACCATTTAGCTTATGCTGATTTAGATTTAACATTTATTATTGATGAGAACATGGGCAACTATCGTGAGATTTTTAATTGGTTAAAAGGTATTGGTACTCCAGATACATTGGACCAATATGACAAACTAAAAAATAGTGCAGATGGTGATACTTCCGATGTTACTGTTTTAATTTTAGATAGTCATAAACAACCAAACTTAGAAGTAACCTACATTAACGCTATGCCCATCGGTTTGACTCCAGTAAGTTTAGATTTATCGAATCAAGATGTTCTCTATCCAGAAGCAACAGTGACTATGAGATACGATGCATTTGACATTAAGTTATTAAACTAGGGTTGACAAATCACAGCAAACCTGTTATAATATACTTTTATAGTTAACAACCGAGTTTACATTATGGATACAAATGACATATCAGCCCTATGGGCAAAAGATTCAGTAATCGACGAAACAAATCTTGTCGGAGAATCAAAACGAATCCCAGTGCTTCACAGCAAATATTACAATCTCTTTTATAGAGAAGTACTTCGAGTCAAAAAATTAAAAGCAGAATATAAAGAACTTGAAGCTCGTAAGCGTGAATATTACGATGGCTCAATGGCAGAAGAAGATTTAAAAGACAATGGCTGGAAGCCTTATCAGAAGAAAGTATTGCGTAACGAAGTAGATAAATATATTCAAGCAGATAAGGATATTATCAAACTCAGTTTAACTATTGATTACCATTCTGCTAATGCAAACTTTTTAGAAGACATTGTGCGAACTATTCATAGTCGCAATTTTATAGTAAAAAATATGATTGACATGTTAAAATTTCAAGCTGGTGATTATTAATGAATTGGTGGGATAAATTTCTCGAGTGGGGCTTTCAACAAGAAGCCAATAAACAATTCGCTGAAACACAAAAAATTATAGATGATGTAAATGCTATCGGAGGTGAACGACAACCTCAAAAGAAAGTTGTTGACATGATGGCTGACGATACTGACCCAGAAGAAATTACTATTGAAAACGCATATAAGACGAGATGGATTTGGTATCATACGATATTAGCTATCGGAATCTTTTTTACTAACATTATTTTATTCGGCATTTTTATATTATTAGCAATTAAGCTATGAGTGAACAGATAACCTTAGAACCTATTAATTCAGTCCACATGAAAGTTGTTGCAGATAGCGGCACACTCATGGAATTAGCTGAGCAATTTAGTTTCAGACCAGAAGGTTATCAATTTGTTCCTGCCTATAAAAATAGAGTATGGGACGGAATCATTAGATTATTCCAACCAATGCGACCAATTATCTATGTTGGTTTATATCCACATATTAAAAAGTTTTGCGACGACCGCGGATATTTTTTATCTGTACCAGACCACATTGGATTAGACGAGGAATTTGATGACGATTATCCTACTCAGCTCGCTGAAGAAATCGATTGTAAGTTTATACCAAGAGATTATCAAACAGAATATGTACTTAACGCATTGCGTAAACGCCGATCTTTATCTCTATCACCGACATCATCTGGCAAGTCTTTAATAATCTATTTAATACAACAACATTATTTTCAAGCATTCGGCCACAGAACATTAATTATTGTACCAACTATTTCTTTAGTCCACCAAATGAAAGGTGACTTTATAGATTATGGTTGTGATGAGAATGATATCTATACTATTCAAGGCGGTGTTGATAAAAATACTAGCTCACCGATTGTTATATCTACATGGCAATCACTTATTAAATTAAAGAAAGATTGGTTTGACCAATTCAAAGTTGTACTTGGAGATGAAGCACACACATTCCAAGCAAAAAGCTTAACAAAGATTATGGAATCATTAACTGACTGTGAATATCGACATGGATTTACAGGTACATTAAAATCATCAGAAAGTAAAACTCATAGGTTAGTACTTGAAGGATGTTTTGGTGAGGTTAAACGATTTGTTAATACCAAAGAGCTTATGGATAAAGGAACGGTAGCTGATTTTAAAGTCAAAGCGATCGTGTTATCTCATAGTAATGAAACAAGAAAGAAATTTAAAGATGCTCTCAAAAATTTAGATGGAACAAAGAAATGGCCAGCTGAACGAGAGTTTATTGTAAACAATGAGAAACGAAATAACTTTATTAAGAATCTCGTTCACAGTTTAGAAGGTCAGAATAATTTGATTCTATTTGACCTTGTAGAAAAACATGGTAAAGTTTTAGAACCTTTGCTTCGCAAAGAAGGAAGAGAGCTTCACTTTATATATGGCGGAACGAAGGGCGAAGAGCGTGAGAATATTCGACATTTAGTTGAGAATGATTCTGAAAAGAGGCATGACATACTTGCTTCTTATGGAGTATTCTCTACAGGTGTTAATTTGAAAAGATTAGATAATGTGATATTTGCTACTGGTTCAAAGAGTGAAATCAAAGTACTACAATCTATTGGTAGAACATTAAGAAAAGCTGACGACTCGACTGAAGCTACTCTATATGATATTACTGATGATTTATCTGTTGGAAGTTTTGAGAACTATACTCTAAAGCACTTTAAGAAAAGGATTGAAATCTACGGAGCTGAACAGTTTCCGTATAAGATATACACTATTGAAATATAGTACTATAGTGGGCCTTAAAGGTTGATAACCTTATTATAACAGAAGATGCTACACTTGTCAACCCTTTTTTGCAATTATTTTCATTTATTTTCATCAAGGTAAATTAATGGTTGACAAATCCCTCAAAACATGTTATAATTTACTTTTAAAAAATTCCAACATAAGGAAATAAAAATGGCAAGAAAAAGAAACTATGTCAACAATCCTGACTTACTTGCTGCTCTAATAGATTATAAAGCTCTATGTAAAGAAGCAGAAGACGCAGGAGATAGAAACCCACAAGTACCAGAATACATTGGAAAGTGCATATTGTTAATTGCAACAAGACTCGCAACCAAACCAAATTTCTCTGGTTACTCATATAAAGAAGAAATGATATCAGATGGAATTGAGAATTGCTTAATGTATATTCACAACTTCGACCCAGAAAAATCGCAGAACCCTTTTGCATATTTCACACAGATTATCTGGTTTGCATTTCTACGAAGAATTCAAAAAGAAAAGAAGCAGACTTATATTAAGTTTAAAGCTTCTCAGAACATGTTAACTCAGAGCATACTTCAAGATAGTGATGCACAAACTATTCAAATGAATGAGCCACCTGAGTACATTAGTCGATTCATTAATGATTTTGAATCTAAATTTAAGAAAGGAAGTAAAGATAAGAAATGAAAAAAATCTTAATTTGCGGGCTTCCTGGTTCGGGTAAGAGCTATCTTGCAGAACCGTTGGCCGAGGAATTGGAAGGTGTTTGGATTAACGCTGACCAAGTACGTGAACATTACGACGACTGGGATTTTAGTGACGAAGGTCGTATGAGACAAGCAATGAGAATGAAATTTCTCGCAGATGGCGTAGTCCGAGCAGGAAAATATGCTATCACAGATTTTGTTTGTCCTTTTGAGAGAGCTCGAAAAGATTTCAATGCAGACTATACAGTGTGGATGGATACAATTACAGAAGGCAGATTTGAAGATACTAATAAAATCTTTGAGAAACCAGAAGTTGTAGACCATATTATACACACATGGCGACAAGATACTCATGTATCTATGGCCAAGGTTATTAAAGCGAAATATGAGTGAAGTAACAAAAGCGAGACATTTAGCTAAAGCAGTTACATGGAGAATTATAGCAAGTATAACTACAGCTTCAATTGCATTATACTTTGGTTTACCCCAAAAAGCAGTAGGCGCAGTTTTTCTTGCTGATATAGTAATAAAATTTGTATTATATTATGGGCATGAACGCTTATGGTATAATCACATAAAATTTGGAGTAAAAGAATAATGTTTGAAATGGAAGATGCATTCGATTTTAAAAAACCAACAGTACAAATGTTGGGTAGATGGCAACCGTGGCATGAAGGTCACACAAAATTATTTCAAAAAGCCTTGACAATTACAGGACAAGTTGTTATAATGGTACGTGAAGTATTCGGCACAGAAGGTGATGCTGGAGCTGGTCGTACTGTTGAACAGACAGATAATCCCTTTGGTGAGATTGCTGTTATTGATGGTATCAAAAAGGGTTTAGGAGAAGCAGGTTATGAAGAAGGTCGTGAATATATGATTATGGCCGTACCAAACATCGTAGACATTAGTTATGGTCGAGGTGTTGGTTATACATTTACTGAGCATGACTTAGGAGCAGATGTACATAACATTAGTGCTACAAAAATTAGAGCCAAAATGAGAGAAGAAGGTAAATTATGAAATTAGTACCAAGTACTGACCCAATCCTTACTAAGGGACTGGAAGAGTTTGATTTTGAAAAAGTCAAAGAAATATTTGCAGATGCTGCAGATTTAAAAGAACAAATGGTTGACCTGATGGTAAAACATAAAGGTGTTGGATTATCAGCTTGTCAAGTTGGTTTAAACATGCGTTGTTTTGTAATTGGAGAAACAAAAGAATCTGCCATTATGGTAATCAATCCAAAAATACTTGGGTTTGGTGAAGAAACAGAATTAGCTCCAGAAGGTTGTCTAAGCTTTCCAGATATGTTTTTACAAATTGCTAGACCATCACAAGTATCAGCTGAATGGGTTGATGAACATGGTAACTACCAAGCAGGAACTCTTGATGGTTATGGTGCTCGATGTTTTATGCATGAGTTTGACCATCTCAACGGAGTAGTTTTTAGAGATAAAGTATCTCGTCTTAAATGGGATAGAGCTACAACTAAGAAAACTAAAATCCAAAAGCAAAGAAAGAAAATGCAAGAAGCTATGACGTATCTTAACTCAATGGCACAAAAAGAAAAAGCTCAGGCAGAAGTAGCATTAGACCTGAACACTGGAGATTAAATGAAGATTGCGATCGTAACTGACTTACACTTTGGTGCTCGAGGAGATAGTAGAGTATTCCATGAGGTACAAAGAAAGTTTTTCCAAGAGGTATTTTTTCCTTATGTAGATGAACATGGTATCACAACCGTGTTTGACCTTGGTGATACCTTTGATAGAAGAAAGTATGTTAACTTCGTAAGCTTAGACAGATGTCGTGAGTTCTTCTTTGATGAGCTTAACAAACGTAAAATTGATTTTCATTGCTTAATTGGTAATCACGATATCTATTATACCAATACAAATAGCATTAACAGCATGAATCTATTATTGCAAGACTATAAACACTTTAATCTATATGAAGATAAAGCTGAGCATATTGAGATTGGTTCAACAACATTCTTGATGCTACCTTGGATTAATAAAGAAAATGCAGAATATAATTATAAGATGCTTGCCGAAAGTAAAGCTGATGTAGTTATGGGTCACCTTGAAGTCAAAGGATTTGAGATGTTAAAAGGTGTTCCATGTACTCACGGTACAGAAATGGAAGTATTTAAGAATTTTGAAGATGTTTACTCTGGTCATTTCCATCACCCATCTCGCTATGGAAATGTAGAATACCTCGGAGCTCCTTATGAAATGACTTGGTCAGATTATAATGGTAGCCGTGGATTCCATGTCTTCGATACTGAAACAAGAGAGATGACCAAACACGAAAACCCTAACAAAGTCTTTTATAAAATAGATTATGATGATTCAGATTGGACAGTAGATACTGTAGCTAATTTTGATGTTGACAAATATAAAGATACATTTGTAAAGGTGATTGTGAAAAACCGTACCAATGCTTATTTGTATGACCTCTTTATGAGTCGTATGAGTGAATGTGGTGCGGTTGATGTCAAGGCGATTGATGATAATCTTAACCTTGAACATGTTGGAGTCGATGAAGTACTTGACGAAACAAAAGACACTGGAGAAATCCTTCACCAGTATATAGATAGTATAGAGACCCAAGTCGATAAAGGAAGAGTAAAACAAGTTATCGACGACTTATATCATGAGGCCCTTAATTTATAATGCGAATTCAATTTAAGAAAATTAAATACAAAAACATATTATCCACTGGAAACAACTTTACTACAATCGATTTTGATACCAAACCAACCACTCTAATCAGTGGTACTAATGGTTCAGGTAAGAGCACATTGCTTGATGCGATCGTGTTCGGTCTATACGGAAAGCCATTTCGTAAAGTCAACAAAGGTCAGTTAATCAATACAATTAATAACAAAGAGTTGTTGGTTGAGATTTACTTTCAAGTTGGTGGTAAGAACTATATGGTTAAACGAGGAATGAGACCTGTTGTATTTGAAATCTATCAAGATGGTCAACTCATTAACCAAGACGCAGCAAAGAAAGATTACCAAGAGTATCTAGAAACATCTATTATTGGTATCAATTACAAATCATTTAATCAGATTGTTGTACTTGGTTCAGCTACCTATGTTCCCTTTATGGAATTACATGCTGGAGCAAGAAGAGATATCATTGAGGATTTACTAGACATTCAAGTATTCAGTACTATGGGATGGTTAGCTAAAGACCAGATGAAAGAAACAACTGATGACATCAATGATAATGCTTATCAGATTGAGTTAAACGAATCTAAAATTGACAGTGCTCGTGAGAATAACGAAGAAATTCGTAAGATTAAAGAAGTCGAAGTATCTAAAATCAAAGAGCGTATGAGTGTTGAGATTGATACTGTAGAAAGTAAAAACGATATCATTGATACGCAAGATGAGATTATTAAAACTCTTTACGATGATATATCAGATAAACCCGAAGAGAAACAAAAATTCCAAGATGCTACAGAAAAGCGTAGTGACTTAGAACGACAGCGTATCGCATACGAAAAAGAAGTAGCTTTCTATCACGACCACGATAACTGTCCAACATGTAAACAAGGTATTGAGCACGACTTTAAACAAGACCAAATTAATGAGAAAAATAGCCAGAAAGATGATATTGAAAAAGGTCTAGTAGAAACAGCTGGTGTTATTAAAACTCACCAAGACAGACTCAACTCAATATCTAAAATAGAAACACAGATACAAAATGTTAACTTTAAAATCTCAGAGTATCGTGCTGAAATCAAAATGTCTAAGAATGCTTTAGTAGCTATGAAGAAAGAATTAGATAATGCACAAAGAGAAGTAGATGAAGTTGATGTTAGTAAACTTTTAAAATTAGAAAAAGACTTAGAGAAGAAACAAGAACAAAGAACAGAACTTCTCGAAGAACGTGAAGTACTTAATGTTGTTAGAACTATACTACAAGATGGTGGCATCAAAGCAAGAATCATCAGTCAGTATATTCCAGTTATGAATAAGCTTATAAACAAATATCTAGCTGCATTCGACCTCTTCGTCGATTTCCAACTTGATGAAAACTTCAATGAGATTATCAAATCTCGTTTCAGAGATAAGTTCTCTTATGCTTCTTTTTCAGAAGGTGAGAAACTACGTATTACACTTGCGATCATGCTAACATGGCGATCAGTTGCTAAACTACGTAACTCAGTATCTACAAATCTTCTTATACTTGATGAAACTCTAGATGGTGCACTTGATAGTGTAGGTATCGAAAGTTTAATTGAAACTCTGCACAGCTTGAATGCTGATGACAATGTATTCGTTATCTCACATAGAGGTGACCAATTCGCAGAGAAATTTGACACTAGTATCACGTTCCAAAAGGTGAAAAACTTTAGTGAGATTGCTGCATAAAGTAGTTGACAAATCTCTCAGAACGTGTTATAATAGTCCCTTACAATATGGAATAATATGAGTATGACTTCATTCTACACTTCAGTCGAGCGTTACGGCAATAATATCTTGCATCGTGGTTACGAAAACGGTAAACGTTTTTCATATCGCGTTCCTTATAAGCCAACTCTCTACTTACACACACCAAAATCTGGTGACGAGGGATATACTTCCCTTAAAGGTAATTTGCCATTGAGTCCACAACTGTTTGGCTCGATGCGTGAATCCAAAGAATTTACTGAAGAATACAAAGGTGTTCACGGTATGAAAATCTTTGGTAACACAAACTACACTGCTCAATTTATCCAAGAAAATTATCCCGACGATGTACGTTATGACATTAACCAAGTCAACATCGTCAGCTTCGACATCGAGGTCGATATCAGTGACGGGTATGCAAACACAGAATATGCTGACAAAGAAATCACATCTATTGCATACAAATCTTCAAAATCAAATATCTATTATTTGCTTGGTCGTAAAGACTTTGACAAGACTCAAACTATCACTGGTATTGACCCCGATAATATTATGTTTATCAAGTTTGACTCAGAGGTACAATTACTGAGACGCTTTGTTGAGATATGGGTATCTGATTATCCAGATGTTGTAACAGGTTGGAACGTCCAATACTTTGACATTCAGTATATCGTAACTCGTATTGCAAATCTATGTGGTGAAGAGTTATCAAAACGACTTAGCCCTTGGAATAATATTCGTAAATATTCGCGAGAGGTATTTGGTAAGGTACAATCATCTTACAATATCTCAGGTGTTGCTGTTATTGACTATATGGATGCTTTCAAAAAGTTTGGTTACAAATATGGTCCACAAGAATCTTACAGACTTGACCATATTGCAAATGTTGTACTCGGTGAAAAGAAACTTGACTATTCTGAATATGGTAACTTGACTGCTCTTTACGAACAGAACCCACAGCTCTATCTCGACTATAACTTAAAAGATACACAGCTCATCGAAAGGCTCGAAGAGGAAACATCTCTACTTGCTCTTGTGATGACTGTTGCTTATGGTGGTGGAGTTAACTATAACGATGCATTTGGTACTGTTGGTATCTGGGAATCTATTATCTATCGTAAACTTATGAAAGATAAAATTGTTCCACCAATTAAAGAATCACCAGGTCAACGAGGTTCTGGTCTTGTAGGTGGTTATGTTAAAGACCCTAAACCTGCAATGTATCCTTGGGTAGTATCATTTGACTTGAACTCACTATATCCTCACTTGATGTTACAATACAATATGTCACCTGAAACTTATTCGCATGACGATCGTGAGTATACAACTCAAGACATGATACTAAAAGGTGAGTTTAAAAATACAAACAAAGATTTCTCAGTTGCAGCAAATGGTGCATGTTTCAGTAATAAAAAGATGGGCATCATTCCAGAGATTATTGATGAGTACTATAATAATCGTGCTCAAATCAAACGACAGATGCTTGCAGTTGAACAACAACTTGAAGTTGAAACTGACCCAACTGAAAAGAAAAAGTTAAAAACAGAAGCTAACCAATTACATAATTCTCAGATGTCCATAAAGATTTCTATGAACTCACTTTATGGTGCTACAGCAAACATATACTTCTTATACTATATTAATGATATGGCTGAAGCTATTACGACATCAGGTCAACTCTCTATTCGATATGCAGAAAAATCTGTAAACAATTATCTTAACAAAGTACTTAAAACAAAAGACAAAGACTATGTCATCTATATCGACACTGACTCGGTCTATGTTAACTTTGCAGACTTGATTGAAAAGGTCTATGGTACGACTGACATTGATCGCAAGACTGGAGAAGAGTTCCTTGATAAAGTATGCCAAACTAAAATCGAAGAGGTTATCGAAGAAGGTTACGAAACGCTTGCATCTGATATGGGTGCCTATCGTAATGCGATGGTAATGAAGCGTGAGAAAATTAATGACCGTGCAATCTTCATTGCTAAAAAGAGATACATTCTTAATACTCTCAACTCAGAAGGCGTACATTACGAAAAACCAAAAATCAGTGTAACAGGACTTGAAAGTGTTCGTTCATCTACTCCAGAGATATGTCGTGACAAGATGCGTGAAATTTTCAGCGTGATTCTAAACGAAGGCGAAGAACAAACACAAAAATTTATTGCAGACTTTAAACAGGAATTCTTTAAACTACCTGCACAGGTTGTTGCTCGTAACTCAGGTACTGATAACATCGAGAAGTATATGACCAAGGGTGGATACAAGAAAGGTTGCCCAATACATGTTCGTGGTTGCATATTATTTAACCATTATCTTAAAGAGAAAGGTCTCAGTAAACGATACGAGTCCGTGCAGTCTGGCGATAAGATTAAGTTCGTCTATCTCAAAGTACCAAACCCACTTCGTGAAAATGTAATATCATTTCCAAATGTTCTACCAACTGAACTTGGACTCGAGCAATATATAGATTACGAAACACAATTCAACAAGGTATTCCTTAGTCCCATAGAGCATATCATTGAAGCTCTTGGCTGGACTTCTGAAAAGACTGATAACCTTGATTTATTTTTTAGTTGACAAATACAAACAAACGTGTTATAATATGACACAATTATGGAGAACATTATGAAAGATGTACAAATAGTAAGACTATCAACCGGTGAAGAGGTTGTAGCAGAAGTCGTATATGATAAAGGCTTCTACACATTAACAGACGCAATTCTGTTAGTTCCTGCAGGAGAAGGTAAAATTGGAATGGTTCCATTTGTACCTTACGCAAAACGTGGACCAGTAACAATTGGTGAACAACACGTTATGTTTTTATTAGAACCTGCCGATGAGTTAAAACGACAAGTTATTGAAGCTACCACAGGTATTATGATGCCAGGTAACGACGGACTTAAATTAGTATAGGAGAAAACATGGTAAAAATATATGGTAAACCTTCTTGTGGTTATTGCGTAATGGCTGAATCACTATGTAAACAATTATCAGTACCATACCAATATTTGAGTATGGGTAAAGATTATACATCTGAAGAATTTTTTGAAACTTTCCCTAGTGCAAGAACCTTCCCACAAATTCAAATTGAAGGCGAAAACATTGGTGGATATACTGAATTAGAAAAGAGGCTAAAGCTAAACTCATGAAAATACAAATTTTAACAGCAGCAACATTATTTGCTATCGGTCTTACAGCACAAGCAGAAGAAAAGCTTGATAGTTATAAGGAAATCAGACAAGTATGGAAAACCTGTGCAGCATGTCATGGCCAACAAGGTCAAGGTGGCATCGGTCCAAAACTTGCAGGACAAAGTGCTGATGACATTATCAGTAAGCTTTTACAATATAAAGCTGGTGAAACAGTTGGACCACAATCTCCAATGATGTGGGGAACAGCTAAAGGTTTGACTGATGGACAAATTGGTACCATCGGCGTATACATTCAGCAAGGATTTCCAAATGAGTAAAAATTGGGTAGAAGATATCCATGTAATGCAAGGTAAATATCTTACAAGACAATGGGTAGAAAATAATCCAGAGAAACTACAAAAGTTTCTTGAGTTTCGTGTTGACTTTCTTAATGAAGAGTTAGAAGAAACTCGTAAAGCTGTATCTGAATATGATGCAGAAGAAATTGTAGATGGATTAATTGACCTATGTGTTGTAGCTATCGGTACGCTTGATGCATTTGGAGTTGACCCTTATAAAGCTTGGGACGAAGTACTCAAAGCAAATATGAACAAAGAAGTCGGTGAAAAACCATCTAGACCAAATCCACTTGGAGTACCCGACTTAATTAAACCAGACACATGGTATCCACCCTCACATGAAGGTAACCATGGAAAATTTTCAGACATTAAAGGAGAATAAGAATGAAAGAACTATTAGTAAATGCGCTAATCGCTAAGTATCAAGCATCTATTGCAGAACATACAGCGAATATCGCTATCTTTTTAGAAAATGGAGTTGGAGTAGCAGAACATCCTGGTACTATTGAAACTCTTGATACTGAAGTAGCTAAGTTAGCAGAAGCTGAAGATAAGCTTCAAACTGTAAAGCAATTCAGTGCACCAATTCCACCAAAGGTTGTATAAAATACAAATATTGGTTGACAAACACACATTAGTGTGTTATAATAATACTTTAAATTATGACAAAAGTGAGTAAAACTATGGCACGAGAATCAGTAAATGTATTGCAAGAATGCATTGACTTACAAGAAAAAAAATCTCGTGATTATCAGAATCCTAATTCGTCTGTTTCCCAAGCAGACTATTACCCCAATGGCATCACAACAATCCATGACATCATGCACGCTAAAATGCTCCGCATGAAATCAGTCATGGAAGCCATGCAATCTGATGATTACGAACCAAACTTTGAATCTCTTGAAGATTCAGCAAAAGACTTAATTAACTACTCGAGTTTCTTTGTAGCTTATGCTAGACAGATGATTCCTGGGCAAGACCCTCGAGCAGACGCATTCAACAGGAGAAATAGAGATGAGTAATATTATTATACCTTCAAGCGAAGAAGATAAAAAACGCATACGTGGAGCATTTGAAGAAATCAGTAATTCATTTGTACGAATTGAAGCAGAAAGAGCATTCCAAAAAGATGCTATTGATGCACTAGCTGACGATGTTGATATCCCAAAAGGAACACTTCGTAAAGCTGCAAGAGTATTTCACAAACAAAACATTAACTCAGTTGTAACTGAAGTTGAAGATATGGAAGCGTTGCTGGAGAGTATTTAATGTTGACAGTTGGTAACATAAGACAACTAATCATTGACAAGTACCTTGACGAAGATTTTGTAATCGACAGAACAGGTGCTAAAACTATTGAAATCATTGGTGCAACATTTGTTGCTGACCAAGATTATGTTATTCGTAAACCTGCTTACGCTTATATCGAGCGTGAATTAGAGTGGTACAAATCTCAATCCCTTAATGTAAACGATATCCCAGGAGAAACTCCTCAGATATGGAAAGACATTGCATCGACAGAGGGCCAGATTAATTCTAATTACGGCTGGTGCATTTATTCTGAAGATAATGGTAACCAATATAAACATGTATTGCGTGAACTGAAGAGCAATCCAAATTCCCGTAGAGCCACTATGTTATACAATAGGCCTTCAATGCATTTGGATTACAATCGTGATGGTATGTCAGATTTTATGTGTACATATGCAAATACTTTTTATATTCGCGATGGTCAACTTGAATCTCATTACTTGATGCGTTCTAACGATGCAGTCTTTGGTTACAATAACGATGTTGCATGGGCAAAACATGTTCAACAAGAATTGGCGAATGACTTAAATGTTCAAGTCGGCAATATCTTTTGGACAGCATCCAACTTTCATGTTTACGAAAGACACTTTAATTTCATTGAGGAATTAATGAATGGCTGATAAATGGGATATTAGATTTCTAAGATTAGCAAAAGAAGTTTCAACTTGGAGCAAAGACCCATCTAAACAAATAGGTGCTGTCTATGTTGTTAATCGTAGAATCGTATCTACAGGTTATAATGGCTTTCCACGAGGTATCGACGACACAGAAGAGCGATACAATAACAGAGAGCTTAAGTATGAGTTAGTATCTCATGCAGAAATGAATGGCATATACAATGCTACAGCTCACGGTCAATCTCTTAATGGTGCAACTGCATATGTTTGGGGATTACCTATCTGCCACGAATGTGCAAAAGGTATCATTCAAGTTGGTTGTTTAAGAGCTGTTATGGCAACGGAAGATGTACCAGATAATTGGAAAAGCTCCTTTGCTAAAACATCTGACATGTTTAAAGAAGCTGGGATTGATTGGAAAATCATTGAAGCCAGCAAATTACTTTGAAAATTTTCATAAATAATTGTGTACATTCTAATAAAAACATGTTATAATATACAATTAAAAGGTAATATATTATGAGTAAAATTGAAAAGAACCTTGTGTTCCAAGTCCAAATAAAGCCCAATGGCGGTCGCTCAGAAGGTAAGAAAAAATTCCATTACGCCCAAGACTTATATGATTACTCTACTTTAAGAGCAAAGGCTTATGCTGAAAAGAATGGAGCAGAGTATTTTCGTTTAACAACTGACGAATGGTTGGGTGGACAATATTCACCTGCATATCATAAGCTTTATATTTACGAACTATTCGAGCAAGGGTACGATAAAATTATGTATTTGGATAGTGATGCTATTATTACTAAAATTTGTCCTAACTTATTTGAGAACGATGAATTTTCAGCAATGATGGATTACGGCTATAATACAGAAGCTGCTGCAGCAAAACAAAAAAGATTTAACGATCGCTTAGGAATACCAGATGAGCATATATACTTTTGCTCAGGTACAGTTTTATTTGATAGAAAATATTACGAAGCGACTAAAGACCACTGGAAAGCACAATTAGTTGTGCCTCAACCACAGCATGACCAATCATTATTTAATGTTTTAGTTGGTAACCACTATGGTGAATACACAAACATAAGTAATGAGTGGGGACACTGGGGCAAGAAAGGTAAATACATTCAGCATGTAACTACTGCTGGAGGTACTAAAACTTTCGATGAACAGAAATTTTTGGACTGGGAATCCAAACTATAGAATGGAGAATTATTGATGAAAATTTTAATTACTGGGTGTAATAAAGAGCAGTGTACCAAAGACTATTATCTTGGTAAAGAGCTCAAAATATTAAACTCACATTACAGTTTAATTCGTTGCCTTGAAGATATGGGCCATGAAATTGAACAACGAACAATTAGTATTGGAGAAGACCTTAGCGGATATGATAAAGTTATCATTTATCTTTCATCTGTTAAATCTTTTGCTCACCATGCTTTTGATGCATTATATGCACTAACTGCAAGACCTGATGCAATTCTTGCTAACGATGATTGGCAAGTACGTGAAGTATTTACCTCGTTTAAATTATACGAAGAAAATCTTATTAAGCATAAAGCTTCAGGTAAGCCATTCTATGATTATGGAACAAATACTTATCTTGCAAATCTATATAAAGGCGATACACCACTTGAAGATATGGGTAAACATATCGACACGTTTATTGAAGCATGTCAAATAGTAAATCGCAAAACTAGTAAACTGATTTTATGTACATTTGCAGGTGGTGAAAACGAGTTATTTAAGATTGACTACAAAGGTGAGATTATTAATTATAATCCAAACCCTTACAATCTTAATCGTAGACCTGAAAACAATTATGGTGAGGATGTTGGATTACTTGGATTCTTTGATGATGAGCCAATTATTCTCCCACCTGATGAAAAGAAACATAGGTGGATATTCTCATCTATTGTACAAAGTAAAACTATGGGTTGGTTCAACAAACAGAAACCAACATGGGATGTATTAAACTTTGGCCCAAGACGAGAAACAAAACAAACTAAAGGCATTGAAACATATAGAGTGAAAGAGCCTGAGATGTGTAAGATTTATAATGAGAACTGGGGTTGCATGATGCCTGAATATTATCATGCAGGTTCTGGTTGGTGGCGTTCTCGTGTTCAACAAGTTGCTGATGTAGAGTCAGTGCTCGTATGTTCAGATGCAGAAGGTAAAATTTACGGGGAGGCATATGTTGGAAATACTATTGAAAGTGTTGAGAATATGTCTATTGAAGAATTAACAAAACTGGGTAAGGCTCAAAAAGAATGTCTTTATGATAACCACCCACTAGATAAGGCGACACAAAGAAGTGAGCTTTTAGGAGTAGTAGAATGAAACATGCAGGAATTATCCCATTAATTGGAGGGGAGATATTAGCATCTGATGAAGCTTACGGACAGAAGCCTGAGTATTTAATGACATACGGCGGATTTGAAGGTAACGAAAAGCATTTGCTGAATTATTATAAAGAACATGACCATGATGTTCCATATCACGTTATTGATGGTGATAATGCACCTAAGCGATATAAGAAAGTTGATGTGGTATCATCGGTATGTCCTTGTGCAGGATTAAGTAGTTATCATAATTCTTATGGTGAAGAAAATCCAAATAACCAATGGTTAGAAAAATCTACAAGATTCGTATTAAATGAAATTGGTCCTAAAGTATTATGGGGTGAAAACGCTCCTGCTCTTGCAACCAATGTCGGCGCATTTATGAAAAAGAAACTAATGGAGATTGGGCAAGAAGCTGGTTATAATATGACCATCTATACTACTAAAACATTATTGCACGGTAATCCTCAAGTTCGTAGACGCTCATTCTATTTCTTTTGGAAAAAAGATGTATTTAATAATAAGGTACCAACGTTTGAGTATTTTGATAAACCAATGCCAACCATTACTGACTTATTAATGGAATCAAAATCTAATTTCCAAACAGAAGCAATTAATAAGCGTATTCCATCACAAGACGACCCTTACTACAAATACTTATTAGAAGAACTTAAGGGCGGAATGACTCATAGTGATTTTGCAGCAGAATTAAGAGAAGACGAAACATTTACAAGAGCATCATTTAATATTGAAAGTGAAATCATACATCACTTTGGTAAAAACTATGCTGAAGTAGCTGAATACATGAAAGGCTTAGGACTTGATAGAGAAGCTGAAAAATGTATGAGACGATATGAAAAACTTAAAGCTGGAGGCGGTGTAATGTGGCGAGGAACAGTAGTTCCAGTTAGATACATCGGAGCTTTCGTAGTACATATGCCACATGTTCTCACGCATCCTGTTGAAGATAGATATATAAACATAAGGGAAGCAATGAACATCATGGGGCTTCCACAAGATTATGAACTACTTGACCCAGAAAAAAGCATCAATCATATCTGCCAAAATGTACCTTACAAGACTGCAAGGGATATGGCTCGTCAAGTTAAAAAAGCAATAGAGAAAAAATTACCGATGGAAGATGCTACATTCTTATACCAAGACAATTTGTCACAGCGTATTCGTGATAGCCATTCATCTATAGATATAACTGAGTTTATGACATGAAAAAACATTTAGTACTTGACTTTGAAACAATGGGGACTGAACCCACAACATGTGCAGTCGTTGATTGTTCTGTAATGATTTTTGATTGGGATAATTTTACAACCAATCCTTATACACCTGCAGACATTAACAAGACTCGACGCTTTAAACTTAATGTTGCAGAACAAGTCAAAGACTATGGATATAACATTGAAGAAGATGTTATTAAGTTTTGGCAAGAGCAATCTAAAGAAGTTCGTGATAAAGTTAAACCATCACAGCAAGACCTTACAGTAAAAGAGTTTGTATCCAACTTTCACAATTTAGTTGTTGACGAAAACATCGGCCATTGGTGGACTCGAGGAAATGCTTTTGACCCAATTATTATTACAAGACTATTTGATAGTCAAGGCCGTAAAGCACATCTCTATAACTATTTGAAGTACTATATGGTGCGTGATATGAGAACTTATATTGATGCTAAGTTTAACTTTGAAAATAAACAAAACGGATTTACACCTATTGCCGATTCAGAAAAATGGGATAAAATATTTAAAGCGCACGATAGCTCTTGGGATGTCTTAGCTGATGTACTCAGATTACAAGCGATCGTAAGAGCAGAAAACGATTTGGAGCAAATATGAAAATTGAAATCAAAACAGAAGAACTAAGAAAACATAGTATTTTTGTTGGCACACCAATGTATGGTGGTCAAGCAACAGGCCTTTACACGAAGGCTACCAACGATCTAAGTATGTTATGTGCTACTCATGGTATCCCATTAAAATACTATTTCCTTTTCAATGAGAGCCTTGTACAACGTGCTAGGAACTATATAGTAGACGAATTCATGCGTTCAGATTGTTCTCATCTATTATTCATTGATGCAGACGTTGCATTTAACCCTCGTGATGCTTTAGCATTACTTGGTGTACATTTACAAGACCCTGAAGAATATCCTATTGTAACTGGACCTTATCCTAAGAAAACAATTGCATGGGAAAAAGTAGCTAAGGCAGCTCAAATGGGCAAGAGTGATGAGAATCCATTTGAACTAGAAAGATTTACATCAGACTTTGTATTCAACCCAGTTAAAGGTATGCAACAATTTAAATTGAGTGAACCTGTTGAAGTACAAGAAGCAGGAACTGGATTTATGTTAATCAGTAGAGAAGCATTTGAGAAATATCGTGATGCATATCCTGAGTTATCATATCTACCAGACCATGTCAGAACAGAACAATTTGATGGCACAAGAGAGATTACAGCTTTCTTTGATTGTGTTATCGACCCAGATTCTAAGCGTTACTTATCAGAAGATTATTTCTTCTGTAAGCAAGCCCGCAAAGCGGGTCTGAAAGTTTGGATGTGTCCTTGGATGCAACTAAACCATACAGGAACATATATCTTTAAAGGTGGTATGGGTTCCATTGCAGAGCTTGGAGTAACAGCAACCGCAGATAGTACCTCTTCTAAAAAGAGTTACAAAAATGGTTGACAAATGCACACTAATGTGTTATAATAACCTTTCATAAACTAGGAGAAATTTATATTATGAAATTTTCTAACGAAACCTTGAGTGTCCTTAAGTCTTTTACCGCAATCAACAAATCTATTCAGATGAAGCCCGGTAATATCTTAAAGACAATTACTCCAGAAAAAACGCTTATTGCAATTGCAGAAATCCCAGATGAAATACCAAGCGAAGCTTGTGTATATGATTTATCTAGATTCCTGTCAATTCTAGGCTTATATAATGACCCAGACGTTGAGTTTGGCGATAAGTATTTTACTATCTCAGAAGGTAAGAGGCGAACCAAGTATGTCTACGCAGACATCTCTATGATTCACACTCCGCCCGAAAAAGATATAAATATACCATCTGAAGACGTCGTAGTAAGTGTAACGGAAAGTGACCTTTCCTCAGTACTTAAAGCGGCAGGAGTTCTTCAGTTCACAGAGATTGCATTTGTAGGTGAAAACGGCAAATGTACTCTGAAAGCAATCGACAGCGCTAACGACAACACAGATGACTTTGGTGTTGAAATTGGTGAAACTGACGATGAGTTTAAAGTCATCATTAAAACTGATAACTTGAAGCTAATGCCGATGGATTATGAGGTTACCATTTGTTCAAAAGGTATCTCAGAATTCAAAGGGGATAACGTCACTTACTTTGTGGCAATAGATTCAAAGTCAACATATAATAAAGGATAGGTGAAACTATGAATGACGCAGTACAAGGCAACTTCGGTGGCCAGCAACAGCAAGAAGAAGTCGTAATCAATATGAACGACCTCTCAACAATCCTGCAACTTATTGACGTAGTGTCAACAAGAGGCGGGTTTCAAGGTAATGAACTAGCAGGTGTAGGAATGTTAAGGAATAAGCTCGAAGCTTACCTAAGACAAAACATGCCACAACAAGAAGCTCCACAAGGTGCGGACGGTGAAGTGGATGTAGCTATGCCAGCAGCTGGTGAATTAGCTGACAAGTTGGTTGACTAGACCAACTCTCTTTCTCGAGAACAGGGGATACAGCTTACGCTTATCCCCGCTTTTAATTTTTTATATTATGATATTGGTGACCTATGCAACACAAAACAAATGAAGTACTCTGGGTAGAAAAGTATCGTCCACAATCTATAGACGACACAATCTTACCAGACAAAATGAAAAACACGTTTCGTAAATTTGTAAACGACGAAAACGTACCAAACTTATTACTAACCGGCGGACCAGGAGTAGGTAAAACTACGATCGCTAAAGCTATGCTCGATGAAATGGGCTGTGACTATATCGTTAAAAATGGTTCCCTTAATGTGAATATCGACACTCTTCGATATGACATCTCAACTTATGCAAGTGCTGTTTCCCTTAGTGGTGGCAGAAAATATGTAATCTTTGACGAAGCAGATTATCTTAGTGCAGCTAATGTACAACCTGCTCTTCGTAATTTCATTGAAGAATATTCAGCGAACTGTGGATTTATATTTACTTGTAATTTTAAGAACAGAATTATTGCTCCACTCCGTTCAAGGTTATCTGAAGTAGATTTCTCTATTGAACAGACAGAGCGTCCAGCTCTTGCTATGCAATTCTTTAAACGAGTTATTAATATTCTTGAGAATGAGAATGTTAACTACGATAAAGCAGTTGTAGCAAAAGTTATTGAAAAACACTTCCCAGACTTTCGTAGAGTATTAACTGAACTACAATCTTATGCAGCTTCAGGTAAAATTGACGAAGGTATATTTGTAAATCTAAAACAAGAAAGCATTGATGAGTTATTTAACTTACTCAAAGCGAAAGACTTTACTAATATGCGTAAATGGGTAGCAAGAAACTCAGACCAAGACATGAATGAAATGTTTCGTAGAATATACGATGCATCATCTGAACGAGTAGAGTTTAAAACATTACCAGGATTTGTAGTCACCATAGCCGACTATATGTATAAGAGTAACTTTGTAGCTGACCAAGAGATTAACATGGTTGCTTTTCTAACAGAAGTTATGATTGAATCTGAGTATCTCTAATGAAAATTGATTTTCGCAAATCATATGATTGCTTTAACTGTAGTGAGCGTATTGAAGGAGGTGAAGAATACACTCTAAAGTACCAAGCATCAGATGGCGAAGCGGAAGTCAAAATGTGCGCAACTTGCGCTAAAGACTTTAATGAGATACTCATAGGAATAGAGGAAATACAAAATGGCAAAGGGTGATTATAATCCATTTGATTTTATGAATGCTGTATCTTTTACTAAAGCAGACATAATCAAAGACAACGACAATCCAGAATTAATTGAAAAACAATACAATGCGTATATTGTTAACCGTGGGTTTACGAACTTCGAAGATACTATACTTCATGCAAATGAAATGAATCAACGACATGAGTTATTCCCAGCAGCACAGTTTGACTACTATCGTGCTGTATTGCGAAAGCGTAAGAGATTCTCTAAATGGCCGAAGGCTGATAAAGATATTAATCTCGATGCAATCCAAGAAGTATACCAATGTAATCGTACTGTAGCAAAACAATATCTTAAAGTTCTCAATGAAGAACAACTTAAAGATGTCCATGCACGCCTCGTGACAGGTGGTTAAGTTTTGAAAAAGATAAATAATCCTATAGTGGTTATATACCATCAGTCACATAATAATTAAAGGTGAATATGTATCATGGAACAAGAAGATATTTTTAGAGGTGTAGGCGTTGAAGTAACGCTTCCTACGCCTGATAGTTTCTTAAAAATTAAAGAAACACTCACAAGGATTGGTATTTCAAGTCGTAAAGATAAGAAACTATTTCAGTCCTGTCACATACTGCACAAAAAGGGTAGATACTCAATTCTGCATTTTAAAGAATTGTTTATCCTTGATGGTAAGCATAATACTTTTACAGAAGAAGACCACGCTCGTAGAAACACGATCGTTAATCTTTTAGAAGAGTGGGAACTCGTAAAAATTGTAGATGCCGAAAAGACGAAAGACCCTGTCGCATCGCTAAACCAAATCAAAATTATTTCTTATAAAGAAAAAGATGATTGGGAATTGACAGTCAAGTACAATATAGGAACATCAAAAAGTAGTTGACAAAAACATAAATTTATGTTATAATATGGTTATTGATTATGAATGTTTATAAAACAAAAGAATGTGCAATCTTTCCAAATTACGCTACCACAGGCAGTGCTTGTTTTGACTTGTCTGCAGCCTTTGTGACTGGTGAAAAAATAAAAGCGTATAATACAGTTAATAGAAAAGTAGAAGTATTAACTAAAGAGATTGAAGGTCAACCTGCCTTTCTTCTACATCCAGGGCAAAGAGCTCTGATTCCAACAGGTTTAATTTTCGACATACCTGAACATCACGTTATGAAAATGTATATTCGTAGTAGTGTAGCCTCTAAAAGAGGTTTAGCATTAAGTAATGGTGTAGGTATTATAGATTCTGATTATGTTGATGAAACGCATATTTTGGCGCTCAATATATCAGATAGTTTAATTCGTATTGTACACGGTGAAAGATTAGCACAATGTGTTATAGAGCCTGTACAAACTTATGATTTGGTAGAAATTTCTGAACCACCGCTACAGAAAACTGATAGGAAAGGTGGTATAGGAAGTACTGGAACTTAAAGAACTTTTCTCCAAACGTTTTGGATTCTGTTCTGCTTCATTAGTAAATGAAAGCTATTAAGTTGTTTTTTAATGTATTGCATGATATTACCTTTTGTTAATATATAGTATATACATTATATTTATATCAATTGTTACACTTGTGTGACAAAAAGGTGAACTAATTATGACTAAAGATGATACGTTAATTATTAAAATTAACAAAGAACAGAAAAAAGAATTCATACAACTATGTAAAGATGATGATACGTCAGCATCTCGTGAAATAAGAAACTTTATTAAGATTTTTATCAAGCAAAATACACAGTCTGTATAAATAAAATTGTGAATACGAATTATCGGTTCACATTAAGCGGTGTGCTAACAGCCACCAATTTAGTATAACAATAATCTTGCTTAAAAGGAGATAACAATGACTGGATTTAATATACACAACCTCGCCCCGTTCACAGTGGGCTTTGACCGAATCTTTGATAGATTGGTCGAAATTGAAAACCACCCTGCTAGACAAACGCAATCAGGTTTTCCACCTTACAATATTCGCGCTTCTAAAGACGAGCTAAAGTTCTCTATTGAACTTGCCTTAGCAGGTCTTTCAGATAAAGATGTAGATATTGAAGTTAAAGAAAATCAATTAACTATTAAGTCTGTATATGATACAGATAATGGTGGTGATGATTTTGTTCACAAAGGAATTTCTAAAAGGAAATTCACTCGAAGCTTTACTCTTGCAGATGACATTGAAGTCGTCGGAGCTAGCTTCAAAGATGGTTTATTGACTATTGGATTGGAAAGAATTATTCCAGACCACAAGAAGCCACAGAAAATTAAAATCGATAACAAAAAGGAATTCTTAGTAGAATAACTTTGACGAGAGGGTGTAATGCCCTCTCACTAACTAAATAGGAATATATTATGGAAACTAAAAGAATACCCGACGTAACATTTAAAACTCGCTCTCGAAATATAGATACTGGTGATTTTGAATGGCAACATCCAACGACTGCTGATTATTTTGGTGGTAAAAGGGTAGTTGTATTCAGCTTACCTGGTGCGTTTACTCCAACATGTTCTAACTTCCAAGTACCTGGCTATGAAGCAAGGTTTGAGGATTTTAAAGCAGAAGGAATTGATAATATTTATTGTATATCATGTAATGATTCTTTCGTTATGAATGCTTGGTTACAAGACCAACGCGTTAAAAATGTTGAATTTATACCAGATGGTTCATGCGAATTTACTGCTGGAATGGATATGATTGTAAAGAAAGATAACCTAGGTTTTGGTGCAAGGTCTTGGAGATATGCTATGATTGTAAATGATGGCGTGGTCGAAAAGATGTTTGTCGAACCTGGTAAATCTGATGATTGTGAAACTGACCCTTATGGAGAAACATCACCTGAAACAGTATTAGATTTTCTTAGGGGAGCCTAATCAAAAACAATCCACGTAGGTGACATCCTGCCCGGCCGTTTTTGGAGG